TAAATTCTGCCATATTATTCTTCTACAAATTCTGGTTCACTATAATCATCAATTGGTTTATCTCTTACTAAGTCCCAATCTGCATTATCTATGATTTCTTGTTGGAGATCTTCATCACCTGTTTTCCATTGTGCTAATTCTTCTTCTGTTAAGATATATTCTTCCCATCTAAAGTTTGCGTAATTTACTGTTCTTGTTAACTTTGCCATAGTTTATAAATTATATAATTGTTGTGATTTTTTTATCCATTTTTTATGATTATATTCTCTTACTTCAGTATAACCTCCTGTTTTAAACCCCATATTAACTTGTTCACCAAAATATTCTAATAACTCTTTTTCACATTTTTCTGCTTCCTCTTTATTAGGAAAAATTTTACTCCACATTACTTTAGTATCAAAGTGTTGCCAAAAACTTTCTTCTTCATTTAAATCATTAAAAAACATTCTAGCTTCTCCATCCCAAAACTCTGTAATTCCGGGTTTTAAATATAGTCTTTGTTTAGTGTTTTTTTTCAAAAATAATTGAATATAAGTTTTCCACTGACCATTGGGCATTTTATTATAATATTTACTCATAGAGTTTTATTTTTGGTATTCCATTAATTTCTCTAAATTTATTTGTATTATGAAGGACACTTAAATAATTAAATTTATCAAAATCAATATTAAAATAATCATTCATATTTGCTTTAGGTTTTACATTTAAACCCCTTTCATTATACAATACATCTTCTAAACCAGCCATTATTGGATTTGATGTGTCAATTGATTCAATTCTAGGATTATTATCATACCACCCAAATTCTTGTGGGATTGAACAACCTAATAAATGGAATTTAATATCTTTTAATTGCTCTAATTTAAATAGACCTTGTACAAATCGTACTCTACCTAATGCTTTTCCCATATCTGCGTTAGTATGTGGAAAGAAATCATTATACCAAGTAGCACCATAAGATACACATAATTTATCATATCCTAAATTAGCTAATAAATTAGCACATAAATAAGCTTGGTTTTTATTTTCACCTTGAATTACAGCTGTGAGTTTAGTTTTTTTAGGATATTTAAATTGTCTCCAATATTTAGCTTGTGCTGCTGTTTCAGAACATTTCATCCAAACATCTGGGACTATAAATTCATCTGGTTCTATTATATTAACCCAATAGCGTAGTCTTTCATGGTTATATGCTTCTCCTAATTCATGGAGTGAGTTATCCATAATAATATAACGACCATCTGCCTTTGCATCCATAAAATATTGTAGATATTCTTCATCTTGGTCAAACAAGTGAGGAAGTGCATAATCGTAATCATTAAATTCAGGGGATGCTGTTAATAAACAGCGAGGTACTTCATGTGATACTTTCATAATTCTAATTTATGTATTATTTCTTGCATGTGACCATTACAGTAATGTTGTACTGCTAAAAATGAATCTTTGTTTCCTATAAAGTTAACAGGATCATTTGCAGGGTTATGCATTATTTGTTTATATGGAGATGTGAATAATAGTCTAGAATCATGGAATAAATTGATTCCATTTCTGTATAATATCTGTCCTACTATTTTATCTTCAAAAATGGTATCTTTAAATTCATCTCTAGAAAAATCCTCAACTAAGTATTTCATAGATTTTCGACTTAATAAAAAACCTGATCCTCCACTAGCCCATATATTAACATTATCTATTTCTTTTTGGATTAGGTTATCCCAATGGAAACTAGGATAGGGCACAGCACACCCCACATAATCTTTAGGATTAGTTATTGTATAATCTTCTATAAATTTAATAAATCTATCTGGGTGGACAAAGCTATCTGAATCAATATGATACCTGTATTGGTATTCTGTTTCATTTAGTACGTATTTAGATATAAAATATTCACACTTCATGTAAATATCATACTTATTGTCTAAACATTTTGAAAAGAAAAAATTTCCTTGTAATTCATAACCTTTATCTAAATGGGGATTAGACATTAAATACAATACATCATAACCTTTTTCCCTTAGTTTAGGTACCCAGGTAGTTTCACATTCAATCCAATTAGAATAATAATCTTTATGCCAATTTCCTGTTATTGTAATTAAAGTTTTACTCATTTATATAACTTTTTTTGGTCGTCCTCTACGTTTTAATGGAACAGGTATATGGACTATTTTATACTTTTCTTCTATAATATAATAAAGATCTATCAGGGAGCCACTACATTCTAACATTTCTTTTTCAACTTGTTCTCTATTACATTTGAAATATTTTGTAAATTCAACTGTTAAAGAACGTAATCTCTCAGCTTCATCTTTTTCAAAGTCCTCAATTAGACGTTTTCTTCGTGCTCTAATAACCTGGGTTTTTTCTAGGTATTTGGCATAATCCATATCACATTCTTCTAATATATCATTTAATTGATATTCAACTAAATATTGTTGAGCTTTATAACATGAATAATCAAAATCCCCATTAAATATACGATCACGTAATGGTTTACGGTTATCAAGTGGTTTATTTTTTGGTTGGTAACTCCTCCACCACCTAAATTGGTTGTAATTTATTTTTTGATATTGAGATAATTGCTTATCTACTTCTTTTCTTGACATGGGTATATCAAACATAAACTTTATTTTAAAACTATTAACAAGGGCAAACTACCCATAAAGCAAAATATAATGTATAAAATATTGCTGCGATAAACAAAAAACCTGATACTGTATCGATTTGAGATTTGTACTTTTTGATAAATTTTTTCATGACCTTTATTTTTTATTCAATATAAATATACGACTCATTTTTAGGGGAGCCAAACTTATTATTAATTATTTATTAATAATTTAAACTTAATATCGCTAGAATTATTTAAATCACTATAAACTCCACTATATTCAAATGCCCATTTTAACCAAGTCTCAAAAAACCACCCATCAGTAATCCCAGGTGGGTTTTCGTTGTAGTAAAAATGAGCTAAAGGGGATATAGCATCTATAAATTTTTGGGTTTGGATTGAAAATAAACAGGAATTTATAGCATCATCTCCCCAAGGATAATAAATAAAATCTTGGTTTTTAGAAATATCTAATAGCCTTTCATATTCCCCTTCTTCCAACAACACATCATAATTAAAATGATGAACATAGTCATAATTAAGTTGGTTACACAAGTGAAAACCCATTAATATTTGGGATAAATGGGCATACCCATAATCCTTAACCACTTTTGTGGGTGTTATCAAAACTCTATCCCCCACAGTTGTAGGATTATTTGAGGTGTATTGGCATTGCTTTACAATAGGGTATTGTTGAAATATCTCAGGTATTGGATAATTACCTACATAAATTATAGGTAATATATTATTTTGTTTTTGGAAAAATTCTAATTGAGATATCCCCGCCAATACTTTATCGGGTGTGTTTAAATGGGAAGTTATTAAAATACAACTATTCATATAACTATTTAATATATTATTGTTTCGTCATCTTCATCTTCTAAAAGAGATTTGTTTATTTTATCTATCTCTTCTTTTGTTCTTCTTCTTCTAAATCCTGATAGGGATTTTTTTAAGGAATTTTGCAATAGTTCTAATTTAGATTTGGCTAATTTTATTTCATTTTCATCTATTACACCATCCTGGTTTAAGTCCAATTCTGAGTAATGTTCCCCATCATTTCCGTTTTGACCAATAATTTCCATTCTTCGTTCTGCTGCTTCCCAATCTCTAGCCCTTTCAAGATTATCTAAATTTACCATAAATTCATCTTGGGTTTTTATTTCTTCAGCATCTTTTACTTCAATGTCTTCTAAATTGTCCCATTCAGAAAAATCATCTACAAGCTCCCCATATAAATTTTCTTTATACTTTTTTTTTGGGTATGCTTGTGCAAATGCAAAGTTAGCTGCTATTACAAGAGATATAGCTAAAGGATCAAATACAAAAATTATAATAAGTAATAACCAATTTATAATTTTATCCATAGGAGTACCCGTCAAACCTGATAAATACTGCAGGGGTCCTAATTCTCCAGCTACCTCGTTGTTATTATCTAGTTCTAGCACTTGCAATTGAAATTTCTGAAGGCTATCTGAAGCTATTGTTCGTTTTTGTTGCGCCAATTTACGATTCTCCTCTTCAATATTAATACGATTCTGCGCCATTCTAAGCTCAGTTGTGGAGATTGTTTGTCTAAAGCCCCCAGATACCGTGGTGTCCCGTACTTGGATGGACGTAGCTTTTGCATTAGATAAAGTACTAATATTACTAGATATTCTTTTAATTTCTTCATCATATCGATCTACATCATTTTGGTAAAAGTCAATTTTTTGTTGAATAAAACCTTTTTGGTTTTCTACTGCTGTTAATTTAGAGTATGTTTCTTGGTAAGCAGCACTTAAAAATCCATATATACCCATACTAGTAATAAGTACTAATATAACAGTAGCAATGGATAAATAAGTACGTAATGTTTTGTTAATTGTACCCCAATATTGATACAAAAGGGAAGCTGTAACTAATTTAGCAAATTCTAATGAACCCGCCATTATAATAACCTCCAAACTAGCTCCAGCAAAAAGTTTGCTTAAGCCACTAACTGAATAGAAAGCGGCCGAAGCTGAAACTGACAGGGCAGAAAATCCGATTAGGAATGGAAACATTCCTTGTTTTATCTTACCTAGCACCCCCAAAGTATTCTGTTGCGTGTCCTTCATTAATTAAAGTTTTATTTACATCTACATCTTTTACAAATATAGTCCCTAAACATCTACCATATTTTCCAACCCCATGGGATTGTAAAATAAAATCCCCCTCTTCTAATAATTTAATTAATCTTGCTTTAGCAGCTAGTCCACGTTTTTTTTCTTCTAAATCTCGTGTGCGGGATTCAGGAGCATTCATCCCCATCATTCGAACTCTTACTTTTTTCCAAGTATCAAATCCTAAGTCTACTAAAGCATCGACAGTATCTCCGTCAACAACTCGGTCTAATTTTGCGTTGTATCTATACATGGTTATAAATATAATAAAAAAGTAGGAAGGGGGCAACCTATTTTCTAGTGCCCTTATGTTTATCAATACTATCTAATATTTGATTGACAATATCTGCTTTAATGAATCCAGCCATGGATGCATTTTTTATAGTACTTATTAATTGAAATATTACCAAAGGCATAAGCATAGTTTCACTTAACCAACTAGCTCCGGGTATACTTTTTTCTATTACTAGTATTAGAGTTAACATAATAACCCAAAAAACTAGGGTCCTTAATATTTTTATTGCTTTGTAGGTTTTAAATCCTTCCCTTTTAATACCCGCTATTATGCCAAAAAAACCATCAGCAAATACTAAAGTAGTAATAGCTAGATATTGCTCTGCATTTTGCATTGTAAGTTCCATAAAATAGGAACATATAAATCCTAGTGACATACTTGTTATTGCTATGATAGATTGTGTTGTTTTCATTTTTAAACTAAATCTTTTGATTCAATTAATGTATAAGTAAATGAATTACCATACAAATCTTTAGCTTTATACGCTAAATCCATTAATTGATTAAAATCTGATTCTTTGGAAAATACCTGACAACCTGCGGACCATTTATCTATTTGGGTTGATCCATTTACTCTAGAGCCGGCTTTATGAATATTAATACCATAAATACCTTCATGAATGTTTTCTTCCAACATATCATAAACCCCATCTTTGTTGTTATCTCTATAAACTTTTAC